GATTGCAAAAACAACAACAAAAATCCTATGCTCAGCAGAATTGTTCAATCAATCACTCACTGCCCACACCATCAATCCAGATCTTGATCCTGTTGTTACCAACGAACGCATCCGTCAAACAATACGTACGGCTCATCCCACGTTATTGCCTAAAGGATTGCCTTTTCATCAACGTCAATTAGTTGGTGCCAACACCATGTATTTATCCTCGTTGTTTGTTGACTATTATCGCAACATGGGTTTTTACAGTGGACATCTACCACAAACACCAGATTGTATGCCTACGGATATAGAGTTGGAGATCTCCCTATGCCAGAGATTCCTTTATCTAAGCCAGATGTGTCTATTTATTTGCGTTTTGGCGCTTTCGTGTCATTATGCGATTTACGTCTACCGATCGCTGTATCAAATGGTGTGTGTTGGAAAGAGTTATGTCTTCCACACCCCGATCCCGTTTGTGCATTTACAATGGTGGCTGGTGTCCTTAAAAGATTTGCTGCTGCGCCTCCAAAGGTGGACAATTCCGTTCGTCTGGAGACTCCGCATCATTCCAAGCTTGATGCTTCTAAAACACGCCTTATGGGCAGGTTCAGGAAGTTCGTTATGGAGTGGATTGAAGCAAATTTGGTGCCGTTGAGCCCTGACACTGATGTGTCGGTTGACTCATGGCTTCGTGAAGCCAATTACACGGAGGGTAGGAAAAGTCAACTTCGGTCGACATGGGAAAACAATTTAGATCCATTAACCTGCGATTATGTTGCTCGTTGTAAGTCTTTCATGAAGATGGAACACTACACTGAGATTAAACATGCAAGAGGTATAAATTCGCGATCTGATGTTTTCAAATGCGCTGTTGGTCCTATCTTTCATGCAATTGAAAAAGCAGTCTTTAAATTGAAGTACTTCATTAAACGTATCCCGTTTAAAGAACGTCCACAATATATTAAGGACTATATGTACCAAGTTGGTGTTATGTACTTCGGAACAGATTTTACAAGTTTCGAGGCACTTTTTACATCCCAATTAATGCACACGTGTGAGTTTCAACTTTATAAGTTCATGACTCAATATTTACCTGAGTATAGCGCCTTCGTTCAGCTTCTTGATGACGTACTGGCTGCAGATAATCACTGTGTATTTAAGCATTTCGATGTGTGGCTTGCTGCAACTCGAATGTCTGGCGAGATGTGCACCAGTTTAGGCAATGGCTTTTCAAACCTCATGTTTTTGTTGTTTGTTGCGTCAGAGTCTGGGGCTGTTATTGATCCCGTTGTCGAGGGTGACGACGGGCTCTCTGCTCTTTTGTCGGGAAGTTTGGATGAATCGATTTTCGAACGACTTGGCTTGAGAGTTAAGCTCACTTGGTTTGACAGTTTGTCAGAAGCGAGTTTTTGCGGAATGATCTTTGATTTGGAAGACATGAAGATAATTACTGAGCCAATCAAAGTTTTAGTTAAGTTTGGTTGGGCAAGTGCAAGGTACCTCAAAGCGCGCAGCTCTAAGTTGCTCATGCTTCAACGCATGAAAGCTTTGTCGTATTTAGCCCAGTATCCTTCTTGTCCAATAGTGGCTTCTTTGTGCCACTATATTCTTAGGTATTCGCATCATCTCCACATAGCCGTTGTGCATTATGTTCGCAAGAGCGGTGCATTGGGTGTATGGGATCGTAGTCATTTTCTGAAAGTGCTGGAAGAGCCATCAGACTGTGAACCAATCTCTATTAGCACTCGATTACTGTTCGAACGTTTGTTTGACATTTCGGTTGAAGTCCAGATTAAGTGTGAAGAATATTTCAATGCGTGTCGTTCTTTGATGCCCTTCTCGTTGCCATGGTTGATGGTGCCAGAAGTTATTGAAAGTTACTCTAACTCTTACGTTGCTCGTGGGTCGTGTGCCGAGCATCGTATGGCCTTCCTTGGTGTGGAGCCAAACCCGTTTACAATTTACG